AAAGGTGTAAGAACAACAAAGTCAGTTAAATCGCTTGGTTGTTCTGTGCTTAAATTACTCGTAGAACAAAACCAAGTTATTATCAATGATTTTAATACTATTAAAGAATTATCAACGTTTAGTAAGAAAGGTACAAGTTGGGAAGCTGAGACTGGATCGCACGATGACCTTGTCATGTGTTTAGTTTTATTTTCTTGGTTAAGTAACCATAAATTCTTTAAAGAGCTGACAGATATAAATACAATTAGTCAACTAAGAGACATGAATGACGAACAAGTACTGAATGAGTTAACTCCTTTCGGTATAATTGATAATGGTATGGATCAATATGAAGAGGCACCAGTAGTTTCTACTAAGGGCGACTCATTTTTGATGTTTGATGATTAGCGTTCTAAAATCATAGAATTTATAAATAATTCATTGTTTAATAGTAAAATTTGAAAATGAATCATTTCATAGGAGAAAAATAATATGCCTTTTCAATTAAGTCCAGGTGTTAACGTAACGGAAATTGATCTGACTACTGTTATCCCTGCGGTTGCAACTACCGATGCAGCAATTGGTGGTGTATTTCGCTGGGGACCATTGGGCAAATCTACGCTCGTAGTTAGTGAAGACGAGCTCGTTTCCCGTTATGGTAAGCCATCTAATTTTAACGCAGAAACGTTCTTTACAGCTGCAAGTTATCTTGCTTATAGTAATCGCTTGCATGTAAGTCGCGCGGGTACTACTGTAGGAAATACAGTAACTGCGACTGCCGCCTTGTCAAGCGGAAACAACACAGTCACACTTTCGGCCGCTCCAGCTACTACAGTTGTTGCAGGTATGGCAGTATTTGGTCCTGGTATTCCAGCGTCTGCTACTGTAAACGCAGTAACAAATTCAACGGTTTTTGAATTAACTTCTGCTCCTACTGCAACAGACGCTGCAGCAAGCATTCAAGTTTTTGATGATGAATATGTATTCAATGCAATTGCAAATACTAATGTTGCTAATCTTGCTTCACATATTGTCAAAAACGAAGATAACTATGAATCAGCAAATGGTTCACCACGATCTTTTGATGATGATGTACAGTTTATTGCAAAATATCCAGGTGCATTAGGTAACTCATTAAAAGTTTCTGTGTGTGATAGTACGGCTGCATTTAATAGTTCAATTGATTTAACTACGTTTGATGCTGCAAACACCGAAGACGAATCTTTAACGTTTGTTGTAGGATCTAATACCGCAACTCTCACCATTTCAAATAGTGCTACTGGTGATGCTAACTCATCAGCTGCTGTTGCAACTTCAGCTATTGCTTTACTGACTGTTGGTGATAAAATCAAAGTTGGTAATAGCTCAATTGGTACAGAGTACCTTACTATTACTTCTATTGGTTCAGTAACCAAAACTGAAGTAGCTTCTACTGAAACCGGCGAGGCCACTGTTGCAATTACTTTTGATGATCGCTATAGTCTTTCAACTGCAACGACTCCTAGCTCTTTTGAGCGTTACTGGGATAACTGGGGTCTCGTTGAAGGCGCGCCAGGTCAAACAACTTACCAATTATTAAATGGTAACACCTCTGCACAAGATGAAATTCATGTTGTTGTAACTGACGAAGATGGTAAAATTTCAGGAGTTCCTGGCACTATCTTAGAAGTATGGGGTGGTTTGTCACGCGCTATTGACGCTAAGTCAGAAGACGGTGCTTCTCTTTACTATAAAGAGGTATTGAATAATAATTCAAGATATATATGGTGGGCTACCGATTTATCAGGTGCTGCTTCTGCAGATGCTGATGATTTGGCCACCTCAACTAATACTACTCCATACACCAAGTCAATGATTGGTGGACGTGATGGTCCAAACGAGAGCAGCGCATCAATTGGCGCAGTTATTCAGTCATACGATGTATTTAAGTCTGCTGAAGACATTGACATTTCTCTTGTATTGACTGGTAAGTCACGTGGTGGTGTACATGGTGAGCAACTCGGCAATTACTTAATTGATAATATTGCTGAAAAGCGTAAGGATTGTGTAGTCTTTACTTCACCTCATTACAATGATGTTGTAAATAACGTTTTCGAAGATGAAGAAGCTGACGTTGTACAGTTTAGAAATGCAATGCGATCATCTTCTTATGGTGTACTTGATAGTGGTTATAAGTACATGTATGATAAGTATAATGATGTTTATCGTTGGGTACCAATTAATGGCGACACTGCTGGTCTCTGTGCTTACACAGATGAATCACGCGATCCATGGTGGTCACCTGCTGGTTTCAACCGTGGTAACATTAAGAATGTTATTAAGTTGGCTTGGAACCCACGTAAAGCTGAAAGAGATATTCTCTATAAGAATGGTGTCAACCCAATTGTTAACTTCCCAGGCCAAGGTATTGTAATGTTTGGCGACAAGACTCTTCTTGCCAAGCCTTCTGCCTTTGACCGAATTAACGTACGACGCCTCTTTATCGTCCTCGAGAAAGCGATTGCAACTGCTGCTAAGTTTACTCTCTTTGAATTCAATGATGAGTTTACTCGGTCTTCCTTTGTTAACCTTGTTTCTCCATTCTTGCGAGATGTTCAAGGGCGACGAGGTATTACTGACTTCGTAGTAGTATGTGACGAGACAAACAACACTGGCGAAGTAATTGATCGTAACGAGTTTATTGGTGATATTTACATCAAGCCGGCTCGCTCAATCAACTTCATCCAGCTCAACTTTGTCGCTGTACGAACTGGGGTAGAATTCTCCGAAGTTATCGGTAATTTTTAATAAATAGAAGAGAAAACTAATAGGAGAATAAACTAATGGCATTTTCGGTTGAGAACTTTAAGAGTAATGCTTTATCACAGGGTGGGTTTCGTCCCACTCTGTTCGAAGTACAGGTAACTACACTCGGTGAAGAGTTTAACCTTCTGTGTATGTCTTCTCAGGTACCAACGTTTACGACTGGTATCATTGAAGTACCTTACTTCGGACGAAAAGTTAAGATTGCTGGCGATAGGACATTTGCAGAATGGACTACGACTGTAATGATTGAAGAAGATTTTAGCCAACGACGTGTACTCGAAGAGTGGGCTCGTAAGGTTAATGACGGACCTTCTAACATTCGTTCATACGGTTCACCAGAAGATTATAAAGAAGATGGTACGATTCGTCTTTACGGTAAGACTGGATCAACTTTGCAGACTTATACTCTAACTGGTTGCTGGCCAGCTGATGTAGGAACAATTGAATTAGATTGGAATACTACCGACACCATCGGTACGTATACGGTGACTTGGGCATTTGATTATATGCAGCCAGGTTCATAAGTGAGTTCTTAGTGGGGTAGATAAATATTTCTGCCCCGCTAAGTATTTTTTCGGAGAAATGAATGGACCTTTTTGGATTTGAAATAAATCGTAAAAAGGAGAAACAGCAACAAGAAAAGCTGGTCTCCTTTGTACCACCCACTAACGATGACGGCGCGTTAACTGTCACGGCTGGTGGTGTTTATGGTACTTACGTAGATTTGGACGGCTCGGTAAGAACTGAAGCCGAGCTCGTTAACAAG